GGATTGTTTTAGAACTTTAGCAAAAGATGATAAAGAAGGGTGTGTTGACCTTAAAGATTTAGCCAATGAATTATTACAAAACCAAAAAATGTTTTATACTGACGATTCTGTACTTAGATACATTGAGGCAAGAAAGGTCAAAGGGTGGTTATATGAGCCTAGAGTTGGAGTGCTAAAAAGACAATGATGAATAAATGTGAGAACTGTAAGAAAGTAAAAGAAATTGTTAATAATAAAATATTTCATAATATAGGTTTATGTAGTGATTGTATCTATGGGCTAATGAGTAAAAATGAGGAATAGAATTATCTGCAAAAAATGCAGGTGTGAGTTAGAAACAAGACACAGTAGAAGTATAAAATTATGTGAGGAACATGAACTTGACTAAGAGATTAACCTGTCATAAATGTGGTAGTGATAACCATTTTGGTAATATTAAATGTAAAGATTGCTCTACTGAATTATGAAATGTGAAATCTGCTATCAAAAAAGTTCTAGTAAATGGTGTAAATTCTGTGAATTGGAATTTAAGTATAGGAGCAAAAGAAAGTAATGCCTAGAGGCAAACAAAGTGGAATAGCCTATGGACAAAAGAAACAGTATGGTCAATCAGATACAGCACAACTTATAGCAATAGCCTCATACCTAAGAAAAAAATACAAAGTAAAAGTAAAGCGTGAAGCATATCTTATATTCAATATTGACAATAGATTAATCAAGATTAAGGAATATGTAACAAAGGCTGACCTTAATGATTGTAGTGTAAAGAATCCTGACCTAACCTGGATTGATAAATATGGTATGTGGATATTAGAGGTTGATGGTGCTGTCCATGATAGGAAGGTAGAGAAAACAAATCAAAGGAATGAGTTATTTAGAAGCAATAATATTAAACTCATAGTGGTTAATTTAGCAAATTGTAAGGAACTAGAGTTAGATATTTATGAGTATATCAATAGCGAAATATTGAGGCTAATAAAAAATGAGTAAGGGATTATGTAATGTGTGTTTTTCGTCAAATGTAATTGTTACTTTAGTTGATGGTTCAGCAACTTGTGATAGTTGTATAGCAAACAAATCATAATAGAACTAGATAAAAAAGATACTATTGTTCATTGGGAAAACTTATCTGACATTCATATTGGAAACACAAATTTTAATGAGGAATTATTTGAAAGAAGGGTTAAGGATATTCTAGATGATCCTTATAGATTCACATCATTTGGTGGTGATCAACTCGATTTAATATTGCCAGGTGATCCAAGATTCAAAGATGAGGCAGTAGGATTAAGAACACTAGCAGAACAACAAGATGAGTTTGACGAGAGGTGTGCAGAGTTATTTGAGGAACAGAATTACTATACAGAGAACTATGGTATGGAAAAGATATGGTATATGCAATGGGGAAACCACGAATACAAGTCAAGAGTAGTCACAGAGGGTGATATGAAAAGATATTGTAAGTATAACAATATGACATTCTTAGGAAGTAAAGCATTTCTTAGGTTAGATATAAGATATAAAGGAAAGAGTATGATGAAGAAAACCTTGTTTGTTAATCATGGAGCAGGTGGTGGAGGAACGTTACGAGCATTAGAAAATCTTACAATTAATTGTGAAGCAGATATTTATCAGATGGGTCACTTACATGATCCAATGGGTATCAAGCGTGATACTTTCTTTTATAATGATAAGAAAAAATCATGGGATTCTAAGGAACAAATCCTAGTAAATTCAGGTTGCTTCACATCAGCAGTTAGGAATAACGTTGATCAATGGTTTGAGCAAAAAGGTAATAAACTCCAAACTTCCAAGCCTGGAACATGGACAGTATCTTTTGACGCCTATAATAACAAGGTGAGCCAACATGGTTAGAATTGACCATGATGTAGGTATCTATGAGGAACACTATGCAAGTATTCTAAAGTGGTATAATCTAGCCTTCAAAGATAAACACCCATCAAAGGCAGATGAAAAAACCTTCAATCTTTTTAGGGTAATTTATTATGATATAGTGAGGGAGAACAAGGAGGAATATGACACAGATGATTGACTTAGATGATACCGTTTATTTAATCAGTTTAGTCACAAAAGATGAAAAATTAACAAGTATAGAATTAGAACATTTATTCAATATGTTAGTTATATCGTATGATGAGTTTTCCAAATCAACCTGATTTTCCTGATTGGTGGGATAATTCTGACGACTATGAAGATGAGGATTAATTTATATTGAAGCTGTTAGATTAGTACAGTATGAGTAAAACAATAACAGAATATCAACAATACAAAATAGACTTTGCTAACGCAAAAACAATAGAAGAAAAACAAACAATACAAGAAGCCCAAATTGCTCGTGAATATGAACAATTTATACAAGATCCAATGCACAATGAATTTTTCATTGACATGGAAACAGGTCAGGGATTTTAATGCCTAACATAGAACAATTAATGATGGTAGCAGAAGCACACATTAGAATCATAGATAGATGGTTTGAGGTTGATCATGTCAGATTTTGACGCAACACCATTCTTTCGTGTTAGACTCCATATTGGTGAAGCCAGTACACAAAAAGACAAGGGGAAATTAGTCAGGGATATAACAGTTGAATATGGAAATCAGGACATTAAGAAAGTTATCAAAGACAAATCAGATATTGGAAACTTTGAAGAAAAAGAAATCCAACAGCACATATTTGATATTTGGGATAAGGTAACAGCAGAGGGGAAAACTCGTGGTAAAATCTTTATTGACGAAGATACAGTTGATTAATCTTCGTTAGCTCCACAACAAGGACAAGATAATCTGCCAACAAATATTTCTTTCATTGTTTCTTTGCAAATTATACACTTTTCCTTGTCATGTATTGTAAATATTTGACTCATTTCCTAATTAATTATAAGTTGTTATCATATTTAAGGTTGTTCCATCAACCTTATTAGTTACCATTTAAATACAAACTTGTGTCAGATTCAGAATTTTTATTGAATCAATGGCATGACACGTTAAGACAGTTTAGAGATGATTATGAGAAATGGGAAAAGCATACACTCAAAGATTATTTAGAAAAGTGTGCAGAAATTGTTAGTAATCAAATTAAATATAAAATGATTGACATTAAAGTAAATGGAATTAGTTCTTATCTATACGCTCAATTAAACAAAGAAGGTATAAGCGTAAGTGATCGACACATACGCAGAAGTCTTCCTGATAATTACAAACAGAACTATAATAAAACGGACAACGTGTCCGAATTAGAGAAACAGAATTGGAGATTAATAGAAACTAATGATCCATCTATAACAATAGAGAAAAATCAATTTAATGACATTAAGATTAATGGTGTGGAACAAAGGGCAAAAGAAACTAAAAAAGAGAATACTGTGCCAAAACCATTAAAACCCAAATTGAATAAAGATACAAGAGAATTAATTTATCTCAAATCATGTAGCAAACTAGCAAACAAATTCCATCTAACCTTTGAAACTCTGATAGATAGATACAACAAATCTGATGAGGTTCAGGAGATCATTGATAATGAGATAGGTGACGTGGAAATAAAATTAGGTGAGTATGCAAAGATGTGGGCTAACATAGAAAACTCAAAAGGCATGATAGATTTAAGGCGTGACTTTGGTGAGTATGAAAAAATCATGGGAACATTTTGTATTGAAACAGGTGAAACTATTGCCAGAATTGCACAACTCATGGACTATTCAGAGAAATATGGAAGCATTGGATTGTTGAGAGAGCCAAAAGTAAGAGAATTCTTTGAAAAAGAGAACACATATCCATTATATTTACGTTCATGCCCTAAATGTTTCACAGATATTAGTCACGATATGAATTATAATATAGCCTTGTATCGTGCTTCAAAGGAATTAACCATAGATATTCCTATTATCAAATACAATTAATATTCATATATAGTAGCAAATTAGGAAATTGTTAATGTCTAGTGGAAATTTAAGATACTATGGCTTAGGAGCTTTGACAGGATTGACAGCTTTAGGTTGGATTCTTGACAAAGTATCTCCAGAAGTCACAACAGCAGTTTTTGTAGCACTTGGAGCCATCATCACAGCCGATTATGCTAAACACAAAAACGACACAAATGCCTAAAACATACTTTTTAGGTAACTTTTATTTTTTTTATTATGAACCACCCCGATTGTGTTATTGCACGAAATGAAGTCAATGGTAAGGTAGAATTTATATCAGAACAAACAGAATGGCAACACAAGTGGGAAAAAGATATACTAACTTATGATGTTGAATACCATGATTCATTAAAATTAATATCTAAACGAAAATTAAAACGAGCAATTAATCTAGCAGTATCAACATGGAATTTTGAGATACCATTAAAATTCAAATCAGCATGGAAAACCAAAGCAGATATTGAGATAAGATTCAGAACAAAAGATGAGGATAAGTATTTCAAAGATAGACCATCTGTTCTAGCATACGCATATTTCCCAGGTCAAGGTAGTGTATCAGGGCAGGTAGTGTTTAACGCTTCATACATTTGGGATCTAAAAGGGAAGGGTATCAAGGGAAAAGACGCCATCAAAAAAGGTCTAGTAGAGAATGTATCATATCCAGATAACATATTAAAGACATACAATTTGTATGCTGTACTTATCCATGAACTAGGTCACACGTTAGGATTAAAGCATGACGTAACAGGTGCAAAAGACGGTAAAGATATAATGGATCCATATTATTCAGTAAAAAATTTAGACCTATCTGATAGAGATATTTACAGAATCAGAGTCAAGTATGGTCAAAGGGTTTGGGATAGATTTAGCTTCTATTATATTGTCAAGCGTTGGCTATGGTTAGCCATTAGGCGTTGAATTTCATATACATTATTTCATCTTTAATCATATTAACAATTTATTTAATATACTATGCCATTCAATAGAGATCAAAAGCTCTATACAGAGGAGCAGGTATGGCAGTTTGTAACCAAAGCGATCACTAGAACACTATATGACGCAATAGCAACACATGAAGCTCATGGTGAACATAGTATTGAAGTTGGTTGGTTAAGGGATTATACGGACAATATAGCAATAACTTTTCCACGAATTGATCCTGACGAATAATCATAGCCAACTTTATTAATACCATTTAAAATAATTAATCATGGCTAAAGAAATACCATTACAAAGTATTACTGTAAATGATATTAAGTTTGACGAAACGAATCCTAATGTATTAACACCTGAACAAATGGTGGCACTTAAAGATACAATCAAAAAGTTTGGATTTTTAGCTCCTGTTATTTTAAATAAAAAATTAGAGGTAATTGATGGTGAGCATAGGGTGACGGTGTATAAGGAACTAAAAAAAGAAACAATCCCTGCTTATGTTATTGATGTAGATACCATTGATAAGAAAATATTAAGACAACTAATGAACAAATTAAGGGGTGAACATGATCCATTTAAAGATAAAGAAGAATTTAAGATGATTTATGACGCAGGAAGATTGAATGATTTTACTAATCTATTGGCAGTAAATATAGCAGATTTTGACAAGGTAATTAATCCACCATCAAATAGATATGACGATGATAGAGAATCAGAAGCAACTCATAAAACAGCAGAAAATTATCTTACAGGCACTATTAAACAAATGATATTATTTTTCAGTAATGATGATTATAATAACATAATACCAAAATTTGACAAGTATATGGAACAATTAAACATCGATAATCATACTGATTTAATCATGGAATTTTTTAAGGAATATGAAAGAAATCACCCTTAAACGTAACAGCTCATTCGAGCCTGATAAATTCTTTATGAAAGATGTTAAAGAAACAGATTTTGATATATTAGTTAATGAAAATACAGTAATAAGAGATGAAGATACAGGTAAAATAATTATTGTTTATATGAAATTAAAGGAAGCAGTTGAAGAATTAAGGGAATCAGTTATTAATATAAAATATTCTAATGGTAGGAGGGCAGGTGGACTAAAAACTTATGATAAAATATTTGGGTATATGTCAAGAATACCACATCAAAATGATTATTGTAGCACACCATCTCTTGCAAGAGAAAACCCAAAAAATCATAAAATTGTTTGTGATTATGGGGATAAATTGGGTGACTTGTATAAGGAAATGGTTCCAGAAATGTATGACTTTCACAGTAAAATTGTAGCAGAAAAAGTAAAACCTGATTGGATATTAGGAAATTCACCATTTACATCAGGCATTATCAACAAGAATAATCAACTGAATTATCATTTTGATAGTGGAAATTTCAAAGATGTATTCAGTAATATGATAGCATTTCGAAATAAAATTGAAGGTGGCAGGTTGTCAATTCCTGAATATGATTTAGGATTAGCAATAGATGATTCAACTGTAACGCTATTTGATGGTCAAAAAATACTTCATGGTGTTACACCTATCAAATACCTTGCACCTGAATCATATAGATTTACTATTGTCTATTACAGCTTACGACAGATGTGGAAATGTACTACACCAAAAGAGGAACTAGAAAGAATTAAACGAGTTAAAACAGAAAGGAATAGGAATAGATATAATATAATCAAAGATAATGAAAATAATTAATCCATGTAGTATTCACCCTGTTGGAGATTATTGTAAACTAAGTAAAATTAAACAGGTATCAGAATTAATTCAAGGAATGGATTTTAGGAAACCTGAATACAGGAAAGAGGTATTTTTACGGTTTTATGAGTTTCATTTAAAATACAAAAGTCACGCAGGAGCAGTTTATTTCATGTTGCCATTTTTGAAAGAAAAATTTAACCTAACAGATGAAGAAATGTTATGGATAACTTTCATAAATGGTGTTTCTCAAAACATAATAACAACGTGGATATTATTTGAAAAATTCCCAGATTTTAAAACAAACCCAGACGAAATACAGAAATTCATAATGGATAATTGGAATGGGTTAGGTTGGGATATGGATAGAAGATATGTTAAAGCAAAATTTAATCAGGCATTATCATCTTATCAGGCACTAATAGGTAATAAAACACAAACAGAATATTGGAATGATCTATTAAAATCAGATGATAAATATGAAAATTTCAAATTAGCCTGGAATGAAGTTATGAAAAAATTTAATCATTTTGGGAGGCTGTCAACATTCTCATATTTAGAATATCAAAAAATTATAGGGTTAAATCTTGATTGTAATAGTTTATTCCTAGACGATATGAACGGAAGTAAATCACATAGAAACGGAATTGTTAAAGTATTAGGCAGAGATGATATGGATTGGCACAAAGACAACACTTGTTTCAATGGGTATAGTCAAGAACATATAACTTGGATTGAAAATGAAGCAACTGATCTTCTAAAAGAGGCAGAAATTAGGTTTAAGGGCAAAGAGTATGAAAATGATGTATCATTTTTTACATTAGAAACAACGTTATGTTGTTACAAATCTTGGCATAGAGTAAATAGAAGATACCCAAATGTGTATATGGATATGTTCTATGAACGAATAAAAAAAGCAGAAAATCATTGGAAAGATAAGAAAGATTTCTCTATATTTTGGGAAGCAAGGAAAAAATATTTGCCTAAAGAATTAAGATTGGAAGATAATAATTGGGATATTGGATTAAACCCATTAAAACAAAATCATTATTTAGCAACAGGTCAAGTAATAATGATGGATTTGGATTGGGATTGTTTTAAAAATAATTACAAGAAAACCTTATTAAAATTAAAAAAATGAATCTTACAATAATTGGTGGACTTCAAGCATCAGGCAAAACAACACTCATGCGTATGATAAGAGAGAATCTTGGTGAGCCAATAAAAAACAAACTTGGAACATTACATTATGAAGAATATAATAATCATATAGTGTATGGAATTTACAATGGCGATACTTTTGATGGAACTGATAAACTAAGCATGGCAGTAATTACTGACGCATTGAACCATCTAAAACATAACAAGAAAAATATACTAATTGAAGGTGACAGGTTATTTAATCTCAAATTCTTAGATTCAGCAAAGGCATTAGGGTATGACATTAAAATTATAATCTGTACTGTATCAGATAATTCAGTATTGTTAAACAGATTTAAAAAACGAGGGCAAATGCAAAAAGAATCATTCATCAAGGGTAGAATGACCAAAATTAATAATGTAACAGCAAAATATGACTCAACAATAATAGACACAAAATCAGGTATTGACCAAAGTATTATATTGAAGTTTATTGATTAAAAAGGTATGGGAAAACCAACCGATTATTTGAAATCAGTAGGGATAGATATTTTTTTGTCAGGACACAATTCTTACAAATTAGCCTCAACAGGCTACATGGACTTGACAGTAGAAACATGGCAAGAAGGTAAAAACACAATGGTATCAATGTGCCACTATGGAGAACAAAACGGAGATTTAATGAAAGATCCTGATATTTTATTCAAACTGGAACAAGAAATCATTACATACAAAGAAATCCAAATGGATTACACAGCGTATTATTCAGAGAATCACGCAGAAATCAAAGAGTTTATGGAAAATACTTGGGTTCCAAACCTAGTAATGCAAGGTCATAAAGTCTATGAAAAGGATATTGAAGCATAATGAGTTGGAAAAAATTAACTGAGGTAGGAAAACAAGCCAAATTAAGGCGTTTTAGCAGAACAAATTATTTCTGCTCCAACTGTTACAAAACATATACAGAGGTATATGACTACAAACTAGGAAAAATTGTAGAGGGTGAAGTGCCTGAAAAATGCGTAAAATGTCAATGGTCGACAAGGATTCATGTAAAGGTATGTTAGAAATCTATAAAACATTCAATGTATGGAATGATGGAGAAAAAACACCATACATAGTATTTAGAGATGAAGATGTGCCTCATCTTGTATTTGAATGGTGTAAAGGCACTCATGGCGTAAATGTATTTTATACAGAAGAATACATAAAAGAGGAATATAATATGAGAAAATTAACAGGTGAAAGAACCTGTGTTAATTATTTCTCATTCGACTTTGACGTTGATAAAGTAGCAACTAAAAGAGTAAAAACAATAATTAAAGACCACATCAAAGAGGTAATATTACAATGATGCACATCTGTGAACAATGTGTTGGTAGATATGATTGTGGAAACGGCAATCCATGTTCTAGTCATGGAGAACAAATATGGTGTTCAGATGAATGTAAGGAGGCATGGTTTGATGAAATATTTCAAGCAAATCTAAAAGAAGGTTTGACCAAAGATAATTGTTTTCAAAAATGTATGGACAGTTTGAAATGAGTGACCATAATTGTAGAACCTGTGGAGTAAGATTTGATTGTGGGTATGGTGATCCATGTAGTAGTAAATGGCAAAGAATAGATTGTCCACTACCT